GTTGCCAAAATTACCTTTTGGAATGTCTGGGGTTGAATCGGGAATATCCTCTTTGATCGTGTTTAGATCAATCTCACCCGTACCAGGATCGACTACTACGCTACCCATATCCCTGGGTTTAGGCGCATCAAAGTCGCTTACTTCTTCAACGGAATAGAACCCTTGAACACTTCCAGGAAACACCGATCGTATACCTTCCGAAATGCATCGGGATCTGAGCATTGCCCTTGGGAACTTTTGCCAGCCCGAACCTGGTTTGACAAGACCGATCTTGGTTGCCTGTTCAATTGTCCATGTAACGGCAAGCTCACCTCCGTTGGGGTGACTGAATACGCCTGTAACTTTCTCATCGGTATAGTCCTTCCAATCTACTTTTCCACCCGCATTTTGAAACCTTGCTAGCATGGCATCGGCTTTCAATGCTGGTCTGCCCTGGATGATATGAAAATCCCGTGCTGCTGTGGCGGGGTGCATACCTTCCGCTTGTGCTACTGCCATTAGCGCTAGTACGCTATTGGTATCCTTCATTCCGAATAAACCGCTTTTGGCTATTGCTTCTGCCATCTGCGACATATCCGTAAAGCTCACAATATTGCTCATCTTATCCCCTTTCATTAGGCTTTACTTCACTAAAAATCTACGGCTACCAGGCTGTTCAATTACGAACTGCTCGTAAATGTCTGGCATGGCTTGTTTAAAGAGATCACTAGAGAAGCGCTTGGATGTCTTAGCGGATCTCCAGGTCACTAAGGTATCGCCTGAGATGGATACGATCTCACCCTTGTCGCCCATGGTGTTGCGGATCGCTACCTCAATTGCTTCGCTCTGTTCCTCAAGCGCCTTAATGCTGGCTTTGTATTGCTTGAGCTGGGCGACTGCTACCTCAATATTTTGCGTTGCAACAATCGTTTCATCGTTGCTATTGGGATAGATCAGCTTGGTCTGCTCTATGGTTTCTGCTGGTGGTAGGGTGTCGGTCTTGCAATACGCCCATAACTTAGCCATACGCTGCACTAGGTCATCCTTCATACCCTCGGTGATCTCAAACTCAATGGTTACAAATTCGCTTCCACCAAATAGAACAGCCAAAAATATACGATCGATATTATGACAAGCACATTCGTGTATGAGCTGGGCAAGGTCAGCATCAGGAATCCGATTAGCATCGGCATCAAACCGATTGCGAACTCCAGCGTTATAGTTTTTTGCTTCAACAAGCACAGTACCATCTGCGCTAATGAAATCAAAATGAGAACGCATCCAATCGTGTTTTGGGTGAGTGAGAGCATAGTCCGCTTCCTTTAACTCTATCTTGTGTTTGTCTTGAAATAAGCGCCCAATGACAGGCTGCATGACATGACCCATCTGCACCGCTTCCACATTGGATAAGTCTGGCGCTTCCCGTTTTCCTTGCTTGGTGAGTATGGCATCCACCGCACGACCATTGGCAGCCATGCGGGAATCACCACTCCACCAGGCGCTATTGCGCACATCAGGCGAAAAGTCTGTTTGAGCATTAGCCATCATGCACCTCTCGTAATGATATTGAGTAGTGCAATTAGATGATTAACTTGCTTACGATAAAAGTCCACTTGCTTGCGTAGCTCTGCTATCTCATCTAACCCTTGCTGGACAACATCATCCTGGCGCTCTACTAATCCTTCTAGTGATGTAATGCGCTTTTGTAGGGTTGTGGTTGTATTGGTACTGCCTTTGGTTCTTGCCATGGTTTATCTCCCGAATGGAATTGTGGAAAGTGCATCAAGCGCTGCGTAGTCTATTTCTTCAAACCACTTGGCATCCATACCGCATCGATCTTCATTCATCCGATAGGTATATGCAAACGAATAGACAGGCTTGCCGTTAACAGGATTGACTTGGGGTAATACTGAACACTCATCTCCTGAGCGCAAGTGCATACAGCTAGTGCATAGTTTCATTTGGTCACCTCTTGCTTCTTGGCTTCCCACCAAACGCCAGGGATTGTGTCCAGGTGCTTTTGTGCAAACTTCTTTGCTTCTGAAAATGTTGTAAAGTCCAGACCGCAAACGATCTTGGATTCAGGCATACGCCAACTTAACACGACTGTGCTTTGCATACGAATTGTCCTCATAGTTAGGTTATCTGATTAGGTGCTACAAGCGTAGATTACACCATTACTTTTTCTAATGCAACTAATTTTTTAATCATGTATGTTGCGTAAAGCATACATAGAATTCTATATAATAGAAATATAGATATATATATATAGTAGTAGAATAGACATAGTAGTTCTAATAGACATCGTAGAATAGATACTTCGTAGAATAGAATCCCTATATTCTTTCTCTATCATATAACTTCGTAGAATAGACATAGTAGTAAAATAGACCATAGTAGTAGGTTAGACATCGTAGGTTATACATCGTATAGAAGCATCTATGTATGGGGTTCTAAAATCGATTGGGGTTCACGATCTCCAGGGCATGACGGGTAACGCCCAGAATGACCCAGGCGCATCAGGTAGCGTGTTTTAAGAGGGTTAGTATTGAGCTAAGTCCCATCATGTGTAGAGAATCGACTAATACTGTGAATAGCAAGATCCCGTTCATGGGTATCTTGGATAGGTGAATAACACTAGCCCTAAAAGCCTAGCGCAAAAATAGATCAAATTGAATAAACGGGTTTTTAAGGCGTTAAAAAAGGGTTAGATATACTAACCCCTTAACTGATTGAGAAAAGCGCTTAAATCATCATTAAAAACGATAATAGAGCTATCCAGGATAGTATCGCTATCACCTTATCTAGAAAAGTATCATTGTATTGGATCATTTTAATAAATCCTCCCCTGTTTTACAGTCGATTTCCAGGCGTTAAAACTAAGCGCTGTTATGCCTTGTTTAGCTGCCCAGTAGCAATAGGCGCTGTACTTATCCCTGGCGCTCATACATTGCCCTCCCGTATATCCCTGTTTACTTGCTTTATCCATTCCTCAGTTTTTGATAGTTTTTGATCTTCACTATAAAAATTTTGATCTATAAAGCGCTCAATTTCTGATAGCTTTTCTTTTGCCGTTGATAAAAATTCTTTTCTATTGTCATAACCTAGTGAATTGTAGGAATTGCCCTCTAGTAGATCGCATACATCAAAAAATAGGGTTTGCGTGTTTTCTAGCGCTTGTTTAGTGTTTATTTGCATAACATCCTCCAGTAGTTAGGTTAATTGATCCTATATTCCATAAACTTATCATTTTGCAAGCGCACTAAAAAAGTGTTTTCGCTTGTTGGAATGTAGTTTGATGCGGGTTTATCCAGTCTTAACCATGATCCGCCTTCAAACTGTACCGCATTAGACTGGCGCTTAATTACCCGCCTATTCAATCCAATAAGATCATTAGATCCATAATCATGCCTAAGCATGGTTATTGAATTGCCCTCTATTAGTTTTCTTTTAATATCGGCAAAAGTTTTCATGCTGTCACCTCTGATTGCTGTAATTCGTGAATGAGATATAAAACGCCCGCCTGGATACTTTTCACAATGTCGGCAAGATCTTTCCCTGGTACATCCTCCACAGCCCAGTACGGGTACGCCTTTTCAAAATCTTCTTTTCTGATTGCTTTTAATAGGTTTTCTTGCGTTAAGCGCTCATCCCACTCACTAAAAAGCGATCCCATCGCAATATCTAAAACCCGCTTTTCTATCTGTTTTTGATCCATTTAATCCTCCAGTAGTTAGGTAATGATTAGCTAATGCTAATCCGATAAGCGCCTATTCCTAAGCGCTTACCAGTTAGCACTAAGCGGGTATTTGATCTATTTCAGTAACCCGATATTTGACTATATCTTCCCCGTTTTCAGGCTCTAGCAGCTCATAAACAGCATCCGCTAGCCATTTATCGGGATAGCTATCATCTTGAATTTTGACAATCAATTCCACTTTATAAGTTTTCATAATTTCCCCTTAATTAAGCAGCTTGCTGGATTTGTGCAGCGTTTACAGTATTGACATAATCAGCAGCTTTTTGCGCTAATGCAGCAGCGTTAAAAATGGCTTTATTGTCATCTTTTAAACACTTTAGCCATGATCCGATATAGTCAGCATGGCGTAGATCGCCCTGAATTTGGTAATCCTGGCATAAAAAGGCAGCGCCTAATTCAGCTACTAATTCCTCAAATGCATAGGCACTATCAGCAAAGCGCTTGCCCTTAGTACGATCCAGGCGAAAATTAGCGCCTGACCAGTGAATCAGCTCATGCAATAAAGTAGCGTAGTAATCGGATTCGCTTTTAAAATCGCCCTTATTTGGTAAATGGATCGAATCAGAATCACGCCTATAAAAAGCGCTTGAGCTGCCATGTTTGATGATTGCGCCTGTATCGCTAACCCGCTTTTCTAATGCTGGTACATCAATAAAGGGCTTTTCTACTGTAGCGGGCTTTTCGATCTCGATCCCATCAACTTGATCTAGATTGAATACAAAATAAGATTTTAAGCAATGATAAGCGCTTGATTCTAGCTGACCATTTTCAGGGTTAATTGATTCCTTTTTAATGGGAGAGTAGAAAACAATCATTGTGCCTTTTTCGCCTTTTCTGACTGTAGCGCCTAATTCCTGCCATTGCTTGAATGATGCCCACTTGCTGCTAGAGAATCCACTCATGCCTAGAATTACTCTATTGATCCCGTTATAGGGCTTTTTGCTGATGATGTTTTGATCTTCGCCAGCGCTAGCGAATGTTGTCCAGGGCTTAATCCAGGGCGCTGCGCCACGCTCTAATTCGCTAATGATTCGATCTGTTACTTGCTGATAGATTTTGTTTTCCATGATTTTGATCCCGTTTAGTTAGGTTATAAACATTAGTACTACAGTTTGATTATACATAAATCTAGGTTATGCAACCATTTACGCTATGATATATATCTATCAACTATCGTCTATAGATAGCTATAGACTATCTACTATTGTCTATAGATATATATATCTATATATATATAGTAGGTGTAGTAATGTAGTAAATAGCGTATATATAGGAATGGGGGTTAAAGCGAATCGCCTGGTGATTGCCACTCTTTTCCCTCTTGCGAAAAGGGGATATTTCAAACATGGGTAAGGCAATGGGAAAAAGAAACCTAAACTAATTGCAAAATGGTTTTGGTCAGCCCGTAGCTTTTTGCGTGATCGTTTTGTATTTGTTTGGCTATTTAAATGGGTTTGGACTTGGAAAAGAGCGCACCCCATTCCCAGCCCACCCCAAAGAAAAATCAGATTTTCTGAAGTATGTCGGTATTCGCTGTAAGGTCTATGGAATCGAAGGTTGTTGTGTAGATGGTTCTACCGATTACCTTGTCTATGTTCCATTGGTTGTAGGTAGTCCACAACGGTCCTGTGTCCACCGCCACGATGTACTGGCAGTATTGCGCTAGGTTACCAATTTCGGTTACGCTCATGTGCATTTCTAGCGTACTTGGGCATAGTTTCGTGGGATAGACCGTAATCACATCCATGTCCTCACAGAGCTTCTTGGTTAGGCTCTCAAACTTGCCTGGGGAAAAAGAGGGCAACTGGTTGCTACCTGGTGGGCAATTGATAATCAGGACATCAAAGGGCTGATAGACCTTCTTCCTCAAGGCGGGGTACTCAAAGAGTAAGTCGTACTTAGTCCGTATCGGGTTCTCCACGCCTAGGCGCTTGGAAAGGGTGCTAAACCAGTCTAGGTGCAGATCAACCCAATGGCGTTGTTTGGGGTGTCGGTAAAACCAGCCATCTACGCCAAGCCAGGCGTTAGTTGCTGAATTTGCCCTCTCCCGTAGAGGGAGAATCTCGATAGTCGTTAAATCCTCTACTACTGCAAGCAACTGCGGGATATAGATGTCCTGGCAGTAATGGCGAAAGATGTAGTTAGGGTAAAGGTAAGACAGTCGCCTAAGATAGTTTAGGTGGATTAGCTGGTCACCAAGATGATATTCATTGTATGTTTGTATCATGTTGTGTATTATATGGTTATGAAAGGAGAAGTACAGATGAATATAG